TATGCCCAGTGCTCAGGGGAGAGAGCATTGCCGACCTAAGTCTGATGGGTGGCTCCTGTAAGGCCCCCAAGGGCAAGGTCTGGTCCTTGTTCAGCAACGTGAAGACATACCCCGTCGCCCCGTCTTGGAAGTCCGTCACCGTCACGGATCGCGTCTTTACCAGCACGTCTAAGCCGGGTGGCGGGTTCTCCAATATGTGGTCCATGCCCTGCACGGTACGCCCCGAGAAGGTAAACGGCGCAACCCTAGCCGACTGCGTGGGCCCCATGAACGAAAGCCCGTGGACATCGACCACAGTTCCTCCGGGGGCCAAGATCGGCACTGCGGCTCCTGAAGGCTTCCCGAACCCCGTGGGTGGCAATTTCCCGTAGGTCAACCCTTAGAAAGACGTCGGATAAAAACCATGAGATCATCTTTGACTGAAGCTGAAATGGACGCCATCGCCGAACGCGCGGCAGATCGCGCTATCCAGAGGGTCTACGAGCAGATCGGCAAGTCCGTGGCCCAGAAAATTTACTGGGCTATCGGCATTGTTGTGGTCGGAATGCTTATGATGCTGGCCGGAAATGGGATGAAACAATAATGGCTTTTGACCCGGTCTCGGCAGCGTTCGACGTAGGTGGCAAACTCATTGACCGCCTGTGGCCTGACCCTGCCCAGCGGGATCAAGCCAAGCTGAAACTGATGGAACTTCAGCAGTCCGGGGCCTTGGCCCAGTTGGCGGCTGAAACGGAGCTGTCCAAAGGGGCGGCTGAGATCGTCAAGGCGGAGGCTGCGGGCGGCTTTCTGGCCTCTAGCTGGCGTCCAATCACCATGCTGGTCTTTGTGGCCCTGATTGTGGCCCGCTGGTTTGGCCTATCGGCACCTAATTTGCAGGAAGCCGAATATCTCAAACTGTGGGACATCGTGCAGCTTGGCCTTGGCGGGTACGTCATTGGCCGGTCAGTTGAAAAAATTATGCCTCAGATTTCGGACGTTCTGGGCAAGAGATGAAACCGACATTCGTGCCCGCTATGCGCTTCCTGCTACGGCACGAAGGTGGGTGGTCGAACCACCCCAAGGACAAGGGCGGCATGACCAACCTCGGGGTGACGAAACGTGCGTGGGAGGATCACATCGGACACGCCGTCAGCGAGACCGAGATGCGAGACCTGACGGCCGACATAGTCACGCCGTTCTATAAAAAGCGGTACTGGGACGTGGTACACGCCGACGAATTGCCGTCAGGCGTGGATTACTGCGTCTTTGATGCGGCAGTCAATTCTGGCCCGAGCAAGGCGGTCAGGTTGTTGCAGGACGCCCTCGGCGTCCGTATCGATGGCCAGCTCGGTCCAAAAACCCTTCTTGCCGCGCGCGACAGCCCGGCGCATAGTCTGGTGGCCAATTATACCACGGCGCGTCTGGACTACCTGCACAGCCTCCCACAGTGGTCAACATTCGGGAAGGGCTGGCAGCGTCGCGTAGAGGAGGTGGAACAAGAGGCTATCAAGTTCGCCACTAACGCAGAGGCCATGTCGTGAGCACCACGCTTACCTTCACCACGCTTCAACAAGACGTTCGGCGCTACCTTGAGCGCGGCGCTACGCTGGTGTCCGACCCTGTCGTATTTGAGCAGATCCCCCGCCTGATAAATCTTGCCGAACGCCGCATCTCGCGCGAACTCAAGGTTCAGGGCTTCATAAACGTCGTGACTGGAACCCTGACCGTTGGCTTGTCCGTGTACGACAAGCCTGACCGCTGGCGCGACACGGTCAGCATCAACATCGGCATAGGTGCGGGCAACAACACCCGAAAGGCTGTGTTCGCTCGAAGCTACGAGTATGCCCGCAGCTACTGGCCGGACAGCACGGAGACGGAAGAACCCGAGTTCTACGCGGACTACGACTACAGTCACTGGCTGATCGTCCCCACGCCAGACGACGCATACCCCTTTGAGATTGTCTACTACGCGCTGCCGCAGTTGCTGGACGACGCGAACCAGACAAACTGGGTGACAGAATACGCCCCGCAGTTGCTGCTTTACGGCACGCTGTTGGAGGCTACGCCGTTCCTCAAGAACGACGAGCGCATTCCGGTGTGGCAGAGCATGTATGACCGCGCGGCCGCTATGCTCAATGGCGAAGACTTGGCGAAAATACTCGACCGCGCGGCGGTGAGGAAGGAAGCATAATGTCGGTTTTTACAAACGTCTTCGGCGGCACAACGATCTACCCATCCGATGTTTCATACCTTTCGCTGGCTCTCACGGCCGACGTCACGCTGCAGTGGCCCTTGGAGGCCAGCACCGGAAATGACCTCGCCGCGCGTATTATCGACATCACCCCCACGGGGGCATACGACATCACCATGCCCCCGGCAGATCAGACGGGCGTGGGGCAGACGACGCTGTTCAATAACCTTGGCCCAGATACGGTAACCGTACTGGACGCCAGCGGCGGCACGCTAATCTCCCTGCTTGCCGGGCAGCAGTGGCAGCTCTACCTGATCGACAATACGACGTCCGCCGGAACGTGGCGCGTTTTCCGCTACGGCGCGGCGACTGCTCAGGCGCAGGCTTCGGCTCTCGCGGGCCTCGGCCTCGTGGCTCAGGGCAGCGTCCTGTCGCAAAACTACCCCACCACGGTGTTCAACTCCAACTATACGATCGGCGCAGCAGATCGTGCCGCCCTGTTCGTGTGGAACGGAGCCTCCGGCACGCTGTCTCTCTTGAGCTCTGTTACGGCTGGCAACGGCTTTTTCGTGTCGGTGAACAACGCCGGTACGGGTAATCTGGTGATAGACCCCAGCGGCGCTGAGACCATCAATGGGGCAGCCACGCTCACACTCCGCCCCGGTGACAGCGCCACCGTCAACAGCAGCGGCTCTGCGTGGTTCACCGTTGGCTTTGGTCAGAGTGCGGTGTTTGCGTTCGACTACACGTCCATAGATCTGACGAGTGTGACAAACACCTACACGCTGTCAGGCGCGGAACTTAACCGCATCGCCTATTCGTTTATCGGTACGCTCACCACGAACATGGAGATTTATGTTCCGGCGACCACGCAGCAGTATTGGGTGACGAACGACACGTCGGGAGCTTTCATCCTCAGTGTGCACGCACCGGGGCAAGTAACCGGGGTGACCATAACTCAGGGCGCTGCGAATATCGTATACTGTAATGGCACGGATGTCGTCCCTGCCACGACGGGCGGCATTGCTTCGCCGCTTGCCGTCGCGGATGGCGGAACGGGTGCCACAACGGCTGGCGGTGCGCTCATCAATCTTGGTGGTACGTCGGTCGGCATCGCTGTGTTTACCGCAGCAAACGCGGCTGCGGCCCGCGCGGCGATAGGGGTCGAGAGCACGTCGGACACCTACGCCTTTGCGGTGGCCATCAGTTAATGCCCGAGGAAATTGTCCGCATAGCGTCTAAGCCCGGCATAAAGCGGGACGGCACTCGCTTCGAGGGCGAGAACTACGTGGATGGTCGCTGGGTGCGGTTTCAGCGCAGTCTGCCGCGTAAGATCAGCGGCTATCGCTCCATCAACAAATATATTCTGGGTTTGGCGCGTGCCCTGCACGAGTACACCAGCAATGGTCTCACCTACGTTCACGCCGGGTCTGCTGCGTTGCTGGAGCGTTTCTACATAGACAACAATAACAACACGTCCTTGGTAACAGATCGCACGCCGTCCACTATCATCGCCAGTTCCTACAATATGTGGCAGTTTACGGCGGATCACGCTACGACGGGCGATCTGTTGTTAATCGCGCAAGTCGCGCCAAATCTGCAATACATAAGCAACAATGCTGATGGACAGTTGTTCTACGGCGATCTCTTTGGCACTGCTGCTCTGGTCGAGTTGACACAAGCAGGCGGCGAGCTTCCCGCAGGTTACAGTTTGACCGGCGGTGTCGTGTCGCTCAACCCGTATTCGTTCTTCTTCGGCGACGCCGGGTATGTGGCGTGGTCCGTGGCGGGTGATCCCACAGATTACGTCAGTTCGGGCTCGGGTTCCGCTAACATCACCGCACAGAAGATCGTGGCCGCATTGCCGCTGCGGGGTGGCCCCGGCACCTCACCCTCGGGCCTGTTCTGGTCCTTGGACAGCCTTATGCGCGCATCCTTCTCCGGCGGCGCTACCATCTTCCAGTTCGATACAATCTCCTCGCAAACTTCTATTCTCTCTTCCAATTCGGTAATCGAGTATGACGGCATCTTCTACTGGGCGGGCGTTGATCGTTTCTTGATGTTCAATGGCGTTGTGCAGGAAGTGCCGAACGACCTGAACCTGAACTTCTTCTTCGACAATCTGAACTGGGAACAGCGCCAGAAGGTGTTCGTCACGAAGGTTCCCCGCTTTGGTGAGATCTGGTGGTGCTTCCCCTTCGGCAGCTCCACGGAGCCAAACTGGGCGGTGATTTACAACGTCCGCGAAAAGACGTGGTACGACACGCCGCTGCCAGAGGATGGGAGGTCTGCCGGGACTTATTCTGCGGTTTTCCGCAAGCCCCTCATGGCTGGCGTGGAGCCGCGCAACTACATCGCCACCGTCGTCGCGATTGCCGCCGCAGGCACCGGATACACGGTGGGAGACGTGCTGCAGGCCACGGGGGGAAACACCATCGTTCCCGTTGAGATAACCGTAGACGCAGTGAGCGGCGGCGGTGTCATCACGGCGGTTACCCTAACCAACGCCGGGTCCGCTCTGACGCCGCCCAGCAGCCCGGTAACCATGAGCGGGGGGACCGGGACCGCCGCCACCATGACCATAACCTACGCCCAGCCCTACAGTTTCTGGGTCCACGAGACGGGCCTGAATGCTGTGGACGGCGTAACGCAGCAGCCTATCCAGTCGTATTTCGAGACGGCTGAGATATCCATGCCGGTTCAGAAGCAGATCAACAAGGCTCTGCAAGTGCTCATGGTCGAGCCTGATTTTGTCCAGTCTGGGGATTTGACCATGCAAGTCCGGGGGCGCGCAAACGCCCGTGCGCCGGAGGTCAACGACGAAACCAAGACCATCGTCGAGACCCCCACCACGCCGGACGAGCAGGTGGTCTACCTCAAGACCCAGCGCCGGGAGTTGCGCTTCTACTTCGAGAGCAACGCGAT